ACGCACGGAAACATTTATAAGACAAAAACACGACTCCAAGAAGAAGCCAACAGCCAGGGAAGGTATGTTCTCAGGGTCGAGGACATCTCTTGACTGGCCATGCGGTGGGAAGACGACGGACTGGACGATTTCGGGGTATGCGTGATCATCATCATCTTCGCTGTGGCCATCGCGCTGCTGCTGCTGTTGATCTGGTTCTTGCCCTAGGGGCGGTGTGTGCCCTGGCAGTTTTAAGGGAATGGGATGCGGAAGCGCAGCAAGTACAAGCCAAAGGGCACAAACCCCTCGGCACATCTGATGGCCATGCAAGGGGCGGCAAGGCTGACCACCACCGATGTCCTGAGGTTCATCGCCCCGCTTGATGCTGCGATCGAAGCCGCAAGGCAGGCCAAGGCAACGAAGCAGAACTGGCAGGCAGTCTTCAACGCCATCAACCTAATCGAGGCCCTGGTGGAGATGAAGGTCGCAAGGGACGAAGGCGGGACGATAGACGCCCTGCAGCAGGCGGTGATCAGCGCCCTGGATCGGTTGAAGGAGACGGGCAGCAAGACCCTCAAGGCTCAGGAGATTAACGCCCTGATGGACCTCCTGGGGCTGTACTCGGAACTCCTGGCGGGGATCACCCACAGCGAACTGTTCGACGCGCAGGAGAAGGTAAGCAGAAGGATCATCCGGGTTCTGGCACAGGGCCCGAACGGCAAGGATGTTTTGTTAAAGGTAACCGGAGAGAACTATGAGCGAAAAGATCATTGACCCAAACGACGCGATCGACTTCATGATCGCCAACTCGAAGAAGTACGCCCAGGCCAAGGCCAACCGGACGTACCTTGAGGAGTACCGCAAGACCATGAAGGCCGAACTGTGCAAGGACGCCCTGACGCACGGGTTCGAGGCGGTCAACGCGCAGGAGAGAGAGGCGTACAGCCACCCGGACTACAAGCAGCACCTCCTGGCCATCAAGGCTGCGATCGAGGAGGAAGAGCGTATGCGGTGGCTCATGGTGGCGGCACAGGCAAGGATTGATGTCTGGCGTTCCCTCGAAGCGTCCAACCGCATGATTGAGAAGGCCGCACTGTGAACATCAAGCAGTGGAAGAACGCCGTGGCCGACCTGGGCTGTGGGATGTGCAGGCGCATGGGCTATCCCGGCACTCCTGCTCAACTGCATCACCCTAGGGCAGGCGTAGGGATGGCTCAGAGGCAGAGCGACTGGCTCGTCATCCCCCTCTGCGAGCCCCACCATACCGGCAGCAAGGGATGGCACGGCACCAGAGACGACTTCAAGCGCCACAACACTGGGGAACTGGACATCCTGGCTGACACCCTCGAACTTTTAATTCCGAGTAAAAGATAGGGTTTATCACTAGACACGGACTTTGATTTCAAATTAAAGTTCACACATCGCAACACGGTGTTGCGGGTAACAGAGAAAGGTAACTGATCATGGACGCAAACAACATCCCTCTCCTGGCCGCTGACGAACTCGGCCTGATCCTGGCGCAGATCGCCGAACTGACGGCCAAGGCCGAGGAGATCAAGGGCGCGATGAAGGATGTCGCCACCAACGGCGGCGGCTCGGTGTTCGAGGGCAACTACTTCAAGGCTTCTGTGATCGAGGCCAACCGCAAGGTCACGGACTGGAAGGCCATCGCTAAGGTCTGCAACATCCCCGAGGATGTGATCGTGGCCAACACCACCGTCACGGCCGTGTTCTCGGTCAAGACCAACCCCCGTTGATCTGCCTCAGGGCAGACTGCATTGAAGCGCAAAGGATAGAACGGCAATGCAGTGCAACTACGTGCTACGCGAACAGCCCATCACGGTGGGCTTTTCGGGTCGCAAGATCCAAGTGCATCGAAAGTAATGGCACTGAATTGAACGGATGCAAGGCGCAGGGCATTGAAGAGCAACGCGGTCTACATCTACTGGGTGTAAGCCGGGTCGTTCAGATCCAAGCGAAAAGCATCGAGCGGAAGAGAGTTTCGATGCAACGCACAGAGTTGAGTCGAATGGACAAGCAACGCGGCCAGTCTCTTCTGGAGATTAGCCGGGTCGTTTGACCCTAGTGAGTTGATCTGTAATGAGTAGCAGGGCCGAAAACAGCGCCGTAGAGAAGGGAATTGCTGATCGTAGATAAGCAACGCGGCCTGCATCCAACGGGTGCAAGCCGGGTCGTTTAGACCCTGCATCAACGACGTGAGTCGGAAGGCAATGAAATAAGTCGTAGGGATGCGCAACCAAAGGACAAGCAACGCGGACTGCCTCTCTTGAGGGGCATTCCGGGTCGTTTAGACCCATAAGATATGCAGAGATCCGACGAGCACTGAACTGAATAGATCCGGATTGATAAGCAACGCGGGCAGCACATCTCGGTGTGCTTCCCAGGTCGCTTAGACCTACTGGGCCGGGAACCTCGGCGCTTTTATTAAACCAACCGGAGAGAAATCATGGCAATGAGAAGTGCAGAAATCAGCATCACTGGCGTCAGCCCCCTGCTGATGAACAACCCCCAAACCGTGGATCGTTTCAACCGATTCGCCAAGCGCATGGCCGTCATCAACGCCAAGAAAACCAAACGCACAGATGACGACTACCTTGAGTTGCGCGACCTGGAGATGGAGAGCAAGTCCTACTTCGACGAGAAGATCGGCGTCTATGTACCGTCCAGTTGGGTGGCGGAAGCCATCGCAACAGCAGCCTTCCGTGTCGCCAAGACAAGCAAGGCAGACATCCGTGGAGCCCTGTTCACCACGGAAGAGAAGATCCCCCTGACCTACCGGGACATGGACAAGGTCAAGGCCATCACCGACATCGTCAAGAACCCCGCCTTCCGCATCATCCTGAACCTGCCGCAGGGTCAGACCCGTCTTGCTAAGGCATTCCCGATCTTCCATCAGTGGTCATTCAAGACCGCCATTGAGTTCGACGACAAGATCGTAGACCCCGACAGCATCACCCGCATCTTGGACTACACCGCCAAGTACGGCGGCTTCGGTGACTTCCGTCCCAAGTTCGGTCGCGCTGCCGCGGAGATCGCCCATGTCTAACCGCGAATCCCACAAGGAGTTCTACTCAACGCTGCAGAAGATGGGGATGCTTGAGTACGGCTCCATCATCCCGACCGGACTCGTCCACGAGTTGCTTGAGATCGAGATGCCGGAGTCAGCGCCCAAAGCCGTCTATGACCGCCTGTCCCTGATCGAGTTGGCCGCGACGGACTATGTCCGCAATATGCTGCTCGGTCAGGGCAAGTACCTCACGGGCACCTCTACGGGTTACCGCATCCTGCTGCCGAGCGAGAACGCCTCCCAGATCGACCTGTACATGGAGGCCGCGGACCGGAAACTGACTCGGGCTCTCAAACTCAGCCGCAACACCCCACAAGAGGCCAAGCGGATGCCTGACCAGACCGAAGCGCGGATCTTGATGAAGCGCAACGGCCTGCGCCGCTCAATTGAGACTTCAGGAGATGCACGATGAAACCGACGTTTGAACAAGAGATGCTTGCAGCCAACAAAATCGCCAAGGCGATGATGGACGCTTGCGACAAAAAGGCAGAAAGCAATGAGTTCAAGAACTACCCGGATGTAGTGCAGATGTACGCCGTGGTGTTCTGTTTGGTCGACATGACGTACCAAATGAACGCCAAGTTGCCGTGGGTGATTGAGGTGGTCAAGGATGCCTACAAAGCATATGAGGCTGATGGCGCAGACAAGAACTATCTGATGTAAGGGCGCCAGATGAAACTTTCTATCAAAAACAGCGGCCTACGCCGTTCAGTGGAGGCTAAGTCATGAACTTCGACCGCGACATGGAGGAGAGACTGTTCCCTGTCGTCGGTCGAGTCCTTGAACTCATGAAGCAGTACAAGGACGATGAATGGCAGACGAAGTTCCTGATCGCATCCGTCTTCTTCCACCGAACCTGCACAGACTTGGGCATCAGCAAGGAAGCCATGTGCGGTTTCATCGCTGAGTTGGACGACAGATGGGCAAGCAAGCGGAAAACACAATGAGGAGCACGCATGAAGACCGAAGAACGCATCGCCGCGGGCGTGTGCCTGTTGGGTTGGATACTGGTCTACCTCTTCGCCATCTCAGTGCTGCTGATGGATCTCCTGGTCTGGAGACCGGGCTAGTCCAAGCACCGAACTGGTGGCCCTTTGCCTACACGACGCCTGACAACCTCAAGCGCCTGAAGCGGCAGAGGGCCATCATCAAGGTCAAGCAGTGGGTCCGATGGCCAGAGGCTCCGTTCTAGGGGTAACTCCCTACTTCCCATGCCTCTCTAACTTCGTGTTAAACTTGCATCACTGCAATCGAGCAGGGTAACTGAAGAAAGTAACTGACCATGAACACTATCACCCAACTGACCGCCGACATCAACGCCCACGGCGGCGCCCTCATGATCGTCAACGGCCGCAAGTGCTCCTTCAGCAGCGTCCGCGCCTACACGATCTACAACAACACGATCTACGGCGAGAACCGCGACCCCGAAGAGCGGGTTGCCCGCGCCATCGAGCGCAAGCACGACCTGTACTGGATCAACCTGCACGGCGCAGTGCTGTGCGGTGACGCAGGCTATTACGAGCGTGAGGCTGCCAAGTGGGCAGATGCTCCCCGACTGAACATCGGTGACATCGTCGAGTTCGAGGGCAAGCAGTTCGAGATCAAGGCTGCACCCAACAACAACTTCCGTCCGGTAGAGATCTGAGGGAGGGGGCTTGCGCCCCTTTCCAACTTCGTATTAAAATGCAAGCACTGCACAACGCAGGGTAACTGGAGCAAGATGATGAAAAAGAACCGTGAATACATCTATGTGGGCGAAGAGTTGTTCGAGGTGGTGATCCACAAGGTCGCCCGCCATCCGCGCTGCCACCTCATGGAGTCCATCTATGACCTGGGTTGGCTTGAGATCGACTACACCGTCCTCGACATGGACGGCAAGCGGGTGGACGGTGAGACCTGCGACATGGAGTGCATCGAGGCTGAACTGCAGGAGATCTACGCATGAGCCTGCAAGACCTGATCAACCTGGACGAGGCCATCGCAGAGGCGGAGGGCCTTGTCTCTGCAGCACAGTGGTACTGGATGTGCGAGAGCGAATCAGCATACTGGTCTTATCACTTCCCGTGGCTGTAAAACACTTGTGAAATCAATCACTTAACCGTAAAATCAGGGGTACAAGGAGCCGCAATCCTTAACTGCGGTGGCGGGCGGAGAAAATTAGAGCCGCTGACATCCCGGAAAGACGGGGCCAACACGCATGGGGACTGATCGTATTGGCGGCAGCCATCGTGGCAAGTAACGGATATGCCTTGCCAGTCCCCAGTCGTGTTGGTGTAAGTGCGATAGACGAAGGCCGCTTACCGTTGGGTTCGCAACGGCGCACGGGAGAATGGACAGCCCACGAGATCCAAACCCCGCCAACAGCCAACACGCATGGGCATCGGGCAAATTCGGGCGGAGTGCAGACCGCGCCGATGAGCCGCCTGCACAAGGTGCCCATCCTTGTTGGCCAAAACCTCAACCGCGAGTTAAACTCCCCGGCAGTCCAATGTCTCTGAAAGTACGAGATGCCACGGAAAGCCACCAAAACCGCCGCAGAGCCCTCCAAAACCCCTGACCAAGGGGTAGATACCACCCAGGCCGCGCAAACTCCCCAAGAGCCGCCAAAGAAGAAGATCGGCCGCCCCTCCAAGTACACCCCAGAACTGGCAGCAGAGATCTGCCAAAGACTCAGTAACGGAGAACCACTGAGACAGATCTGCCGGGATGACCATATGCCCGCTTGGCAGAAGATCTATGAGTGGATGGCCCGCGACGAAGAACTTTCGGGAGCCATCGCGCAGGCGCGGGAGCAGGGATTCGAGGCTTTGGCTGAGGAGGCGCTCATGATCGCTGACACGCCGGTCTTTGGCCAGAAGCAGGTCATGACCGACCAGGGCACGGCCACGACGGTCGAGGATATGTTGGGCCACCGCAAACTCCAGATCGAGACCCGGCTGAAACTCCTGGCCAAGTGGAACCCGAAGAAGTACGGGGACAAGGTGCAGGTGGGCGGGGATGCTGAGAATCCCTTGAAGGTTCAGACGGACCTGACCATCTTCGATACCGTCCTGAAGGGCATAGAGCAGTCCCGCCGTGGATGAACTCGTCGCCGTCCTGAAGGACGAGGAGGTTCGGGAGAAGTTCAAGCGCCTCCCGGCTGACAGACAAGCCGCCTTCGCCTGGAGGGCGGGATGGCTCACCAAGGCTCACAAGCACCAGATCCTGCCCGACGGGGACTGGTGGAGCATCTGGCTGCTCCTGGCCGGTCGTGGAGCCGGGAAGACCAGGACAGCAGCAGAGCAGATAGGTTGGTGGGCCTGGGAGACTCCTGGCACCCGGTGGCTCGTGGCTGCGCCTACCTCTGCTGACGTTCGGGCCACCTGCTTCGAGGGGGATTCTGGGCTGATCGCCGTGATCCCCAACATCCTGATCG